CGGCAATCGTGTGATTACCTGCCATCTGTACCACGGCGTAGCGGTTCTCGGAGATCGCAATGACCTTACCGATGATAGGACCCTCGCCGTCCTTGTTCAGACGCTCGGTTTCCTTGGTGGCCCAGTTACGGCCAATGGAGAATGGCTTGGTAGGGTCAGCACCGGCAGGGGCGATAAGCTCGTCCCCTACCTTCAGTCCTCGGGCAGGGCTGTAGATGGATTCGCCGTCGTGACGGGTAATATAGGTGTGCCCGTCAGAGGTCTCCGTGATGCCGTAGTTAGCCGCAAGGTGTTGTGGACCCTTTAGCTGGTCCATGTGGTCTGAGTCGGCCTCAGCGTTCGGTCCTGCGTCTACATCGGCAACCTTTGATGGCTTTGCTACGTCAGGGGTGTGTCCAGCGGAAGGGCCACTGGGGGTTAGCGAAGCCTTCTGATCGACAACCTCAATGTTGTGAGCCGGGACGGACACAAGCGACGGCTCATTCGGATCGTTGTGGTCCTTGTTGAGGCGGACTAGGGCATTCTCGCCCTTAGTTCCGACAACGATACCTGCCACGTCCCTCTTGAGACGGCTGGAGAACCATTTTACCCCGCCGCCCATCTCAATCCAGCGTCCGTGCTTATCTCTAAGCTGTAGCTTTACAAGCGCTCTGCGCTTGGCTGTGTCCATGTTCCATGCCATGTAATTACGGCTCCATCAGTGTAGGAGGGGCTTGTTCGCTTGTTGCAGTTGGTTCTATTGTATCAGACTCGGCTCCCGCTGGCGGTGCTGGAGTTGCACCGGGTGCTGCTGGGTCACCGCCTACGGCATTCTGGAGTGCGTTTGCGCTTGCGGGGTCTGAGCTTGCGAGTGCCTGTTGCTTAGCGGCGTTCTTCAAGTCCTCAGGAATGAAGCTGTTGAGAAGTGTCTCAGACATTGCGTCTGAGATGATGGCGCGTTCCTCGGCCATACGCTGTGCACGCTCAAGATCTGTAGGAGCATCCTGCGGTGTGAATCCGTGGGCACGGAGTACCGCCTCGATGCCAAGTACCTTTAGCCCATAGAGTGTTACAGCAGCTTCGGCCTTGGAAGGCTTGGCTGTGATGGCGGAAGGGTCATACCATACTACGGCTCGATTAACAATATCTTCGTCCCAACCCTGCTTGCGTAGGGCTGGACGGAGGAATCCGATGGTGAGGCAGTCACAGATAAGGAGCACAAGCGGCTCGATGTGGGCCTTATATAGCTGCTCCTCGATGACGATAGCGTTAGCGTACTTGACGTTGGACATACCCGCCGCAACATCCTTGGGAACATCAAGACCGGAGAGAATACGGTCAAGAATACGGTCAGAACGTAGCTCGTGGCGCGGGTCAACATGGCGCTCAAAGGTTATGTGTCGGATCTTATCACCAAGATCGTGCGGGCCACGGATGATTGTCGGTACAAGTGTGGCTCCCGAAGATACATCCTCAACCGGGGTAACAAGCCCAGCAACTAGCTCTTCTTCGAAGGACTCATCTACAATCTCAGCAGACTGGCCGTCATTTACCGTCTCTGAGTCAGACTCGGTACTATTGGACAATCCGTCTGGCACGAACAAAAGTCCAGCGTTCATGCGGGACTTCGTGGATGCTGAGGCAGCGCGGTCCTCTAGGAGAAGCTGGTCGCACATATCCAGAATACCTCGGAGAGATGAATCGGCCTCATCAGAGAAGCGAGGGTGGTTTCTCCAGATACGGGAAGCGTATCCGTTTGTTGGCAGCGGGATGTACTCAGACGGCTTGGCATCACGGCGCGGCTTGATAGAGACCTGTGCATTCTTACCGCCAGTAGCAGTGATCTCTTCAACAGACCTGATCTGGTACTTGGACGGCTCTCCGGTTGAGAATCGGGCAGGCTCATTGACCAGCCAGCACTCACCTGTGATGAACATGTTCAGTGCGGCGCTACGGAGGAGACCAGTAGTCCCACCGTTACCGGATTCAAGAAGGTAGAGGATATCCTGAGCTTGCTGCTCAAACTCGGGATCAAGCTTCTCTACAGTGCTAATGTCTGAGGGGGCGTTTGACGACTTCTCCACATACCCCACGTAGAGGTTGACACGGGAAGTAACAGATGCTATGAGGTTGGCAACGTACTTGATCTCACCAATGAGGTCGTAGTACTCCCATGCCTCTTGCTGCCACTTGTCCGACTGTCGGCGCTTGTTAATAGCGTCCACTTCTTTTTTATTCTTCATATCAACACGGGTGGCTGATGCAGTCAGGGCACGCGGAGCATTATAGGCTAGGACAGCAGGGGAGAGTGCACCCGTGGCTGACGAAGAGGGAAGTTTCGAAAAGATTGATTTTGGCATGTCTTCTCCGTGGAAGATTGAGAGCTATTCCCTCAATTCTACCACGAAGATAGACTACCACGGCTTTACCTATCAAGGCCTTTAGTATACACTACGCCAGTAACAGCAGATGCGGCAAGCGCTCCGGACACGATGTTGGCTGTTTCAGGGCTGATACGGCGCAAGGCGAAGATGGTCAGCCCTGCCCAGACGGAGATACACCATGGGCACCCGATCAAATAGGCCAGTTTGGAGTCCCTCGGGAACTTGGAATAGATCAGGTTCCTGAGGTCTTCCGTAACCCTGTCCTCCATGACGAGCCGTGTGAGCCTGTAGGAGGCCGCAATATCCATCAGGACAGTGACGGCGCTCAAATGGTACTCTGGGGGCTTAGAGCGGCCTTCAGGTGCTTCCCACAGTATGATGTGCCCTGATAGAAGTACGCCACGTGGTTCTCTGCGGGGGCGGACAGGCCTTCGGAGAGACAGTAGATACACCCAGTCTGAACGGCGTCACCAGTCTGGATGTGCCCCTGAAGGGATGAGTTGAAATTTGGTGCTTTTGGCGGCATGATTCCTTTTCTTGTTTATCTTGGGTGGACTTCTGGAACTCCCGCAAAAGGGAATAGTCCTCGGATGCGAGAACCACAGCCACAGTTAGGGGCGCGTGTGATGAGGAAGATTTGATCCGGGGTAGTTACAGTGTACCCTGTCTTGTTCGAACCTTCAAAATTGACAGTAGGTTCAGCCACAATAGCCTTAGGGCCGTAAAGCGTGTCATCAATGATGTAGAAGTAGGTGTCCGTGACGATTACCCTGTATTCCTCATGGACGGGATGGAAGAGTCCTTCTACGGTCGTGATGGCAGCAGGGAAAAGGTCAAGCCAGACTTCGTTTGCTGGTTCCACGTCGAGCGTGAATGCCATTATGCGTGCTTCCTGAGTCGCTGCTTAATGGAGGAATCGGACACTCCACAGTATTTGGCAAGCTGAGTGCGGGACACACCCTGATCACTATACTCTATGAGCTTTACTTCTAGCTCTGTGGCAGCTTTACGTGACGCTGCGTTACGGTCAGTGTATCGTCTGACTCCGGATGCGAGGGTGGCTAGGTATTGAAGCTCTTGGATCTGCTCTAGCTGGAGTGTGTATTTCTTTGAACTGTTCTTTCTCTCCTGTCTGGGGGCCAGCGGGAGAGTCGGGACTTCGGGTAGAGGCGTCCCTTCCTCATATTTCTTTTCCCAACCCTGCGCGGCTGTCCGCGAGACTGAGAAGGGTTCTGCTATGGCCCTCAAGGGCCAGCCTTCAATCCGTAGCGCTTTGACTAGCGCATAGAAATCTTCCGTGCTGGTTCCCTTGAGGCCCACAAGCTGGTCTGTGGTCCCTTGAGGCAGGCACGGAAGCTTATTATCATTTGACATATAAACTCCTTTTGCCTCTAGTATACCACTTATTTCTTGATGTTGTCAAGCTCCTCTATGCGTTTCTTGGCCTCATCGAAGTTGAACCGCATGCAGAAGTTGTTGACAGGTGCGAGACCTTGATGCAGCCCTCTTACATCACCTAAGGTGTGTTTTTCATCACCGTGGACGTATGTTCCATACATGCTCATATGGTAATGACCATGGATCAGGATACGCGGTGTGGTGATATCGGTAACACGCTGCAACATCTTCCGGTGCTCGGTACAGGTGGCCACCATCTCAGCACCGAAGTACCTGATGGCCTCTAACTGGCCCCGAAAGTCATCCGTGACCGAGTTTGGCGCACCGTAGGGTGAATCATGCGTGAACATGATGTCTACAGGGCCACCAGACTGGGCGGTGAGGACATCCTCTTCCGTCAGAAACTCCCCAGACCACCACGAGTAGCCCTCACGACGGTGTTTCCGGTCGATGGATGCTGCCCCACCTAGGGCAAGGAAGGACAGACCGTGCCAGTCCCAGCGGTAGCCACGCGGTATGTACGTGATGTTGTTACGCACATACCGCGTTCCGTCTTCCAGAATCTTCTTCTCATAAAGTCTTGGGAAGTTTTCATGGTTTCCGTCGATGAAATAGAGTTGAATATCCCACTGCTCCAGAAGATGTTGCTGCTGGTTCAGGAAAGGCTTGTCATTTTCCCAGATTCCGTAGTCCCCGACCTGAAAGATGGTGTCAAGGCCGAGTTCCTTGGCGTGACGGATTGCCTTATCCATCTGGGAGAAGCTGCCATGGACATCACCGACAACCAGAACGTCAGTCTGGGGTTCTCTGAACATTAGGAGAGGATACCGTTTCGGGTCAGGAGGGCAGTGTGGGCCTTCAGGGTGGACCGGACCTCAGCGTAGGTCTGTTCCTTGAGGAACTTTCCGTTCTCCCAGACAGGCTGGATGACGCTGAGAGCGATCTGTTCTGGGGTTGCTTCCTGAACTAGGTACAGGTCTCCAGAAGCGTACTGGAGAGCCGCCAGACGGCCCGTAGCGGACTTCTTGGTGCCGTCGTCAGTCTCCGGGTCCTTCTGAATGTTGCGATCTTCACCGTCTACGGTAACGAAGGTTGCCTTGACGGCAGAACCGAAGGTGTCTCGGGTCACCATCTGGTAGGAGTAGGAGCCGATGCCAGCAACCCAGTTGATGGAAGCGAAGCCCTTGGCACGCAGACGGGCATTGATGTCTTCAATGCGATCCTTGTACATCCCATCTCCGTAGATCAGTCCGATCTTGGACGACAGAACCTTGAATCCCTCCGCATTGGTGTGTCCGCCGAAGAGGTCCCACAGGGCTTCGATTGCGCCCTTTTCGTAGAAGGTCTTGCCGTGAAGCTCACGGTCGGTGCCGCAGATGATGTCAGCCGGGTCACCAGAGTCCGGACGGATGACGAGCTTTCCGTCACGCTTGATGATCTTCTCGTACAGGGCCGGAAGGAAGTCCTCAATAACCTGACGAAGGCTGTAGGTGTCCGCAACAACAGACAGAATTCCCACAGGGAAGAGATCAAGCTGGTGTTCGAAGGCACCAATCTCGTTTGCACGACCAAAGGCACACATTACGGAGTGCTCGGTGGCCGGAACGGATGCGGCGATCAAGCCGTTGTTCTCTCCGGGGTAGTAGTAATTCACCCACGGAACGACCGGAACAGCGTCCGAACCGTAGAAGGACAGAAGGTGTGCGGCACCTGAGGACATTGCTGCCTCGCGGTTGACCTGTCCACGGTAGGAGAAGTCGTGAAGCTGGAAGTCTACGCCTTCAATAGGCTCTCCGGTTGCGATAGCTGCCTTCTCGAAGACACGGCGCAGACTGTGGGCAATGGTCGCCACGGTGGACGGGTGCCAGATTCCAGCGGACAGGTCGGACTCGACGTAGTTGACGAGCCATGCGAAGTCCTCGTGAGTGGCGCGGATCAGCATGGAGGGTACACCGATGGGTACGAGCGTACCTTCCGGAACCTGAGCGAACTGGAGAGGCAGGTAGCCCAGATCGTGCAGGTCTTCGATGTGCTCCAGCGTGAAGCCGGGAGAAACGAAGGTGGACACGGCGTCCTTGTACTCCTGAACGACCGTGGCCTTGTCAGCAGCGAAGAAACGCTCATAGGCTTCCGTCAGATCCTTGAGCCATGCCTGAAGACCGAACTGAACGACGTGGTTGATGCCCTCAACACGGGACTTACGGGACGTGAAGTTGGATTCCACGTAGGTCAGACCCTCTGGATACATGATCCGGTGGGAAAGCTTGTAGCTGTCGGTATTCAGGAGCGGGTTAATGGTGAACATTTAGTTCCTTTCGTAGTCTTTGACTTGATAATTAGAGCTTAGCAGAGATGGAGAATTAATCCAAATCGTCGTCGTCGTCGTCGTCGTCATAGAGGTCGTCCCAGTAGTCGCAATCGCAGCCACAGCAGACACAACAGCCACAGGCTAGGTAGTCGTCGTAGTCGTCCTCTAGTTCAAGGTCGAGATCTTCGTCCGGTTCCATCAGCCCCAAACCTCATCGTAGGCTTCGGGCATCAGGTAGCCGTCGTGCGGGTAGAATTCACCCTGAACACCCTGAATGAGGAAGTCGCCGTCCTTTACGCCTACCCACGTGTCGTGCAGGTAGTCATACACTTCAGCCGTGATGACCGAATCCTCTACATCCTTGATATCGCGGACGCGGAAGTGCTCACCGATAAACTCGGTGATTTCCGAAAGGGTAGACAGGTCCTGAGAACCCTTGTACTGGATCGCTCGAATGGAGAGGGGCTTCTTACGGTACGTCTTTACTGGCATATTCTTCTTTCAGTACTTGATCTGGGACATGAGGAAACGGATGACATCGAACTTCCAGAACACAGGGTACTGGTCGAGATCGGGTCCGTTGAGTAGGCGGCGCGGCGCGTAGGAGTTGGTGGTGAAGACGTAGCCGAACTTCTCGGGAAGGTTCTTCAGTGCGTCCTTAGAGAATACACCATGGGACACGTAAAGGTCAAGCTGTTCCTTGGGCAGACCGATTGCGTCAGCCAGACCAAGGAAGGTTCCGCCACCGTCGCAGATGTCGTCCACGATGAGGTAGTGGCCGTCCGTGGGAAGGCCCTCTAGGGAGAAGTTGGAGAGGCGTCCGGTCTCTTCGTCGCGGGATTTGGTGGCCGTGTAGACGGGCAGACCGGCGAGGTCAGCCATGGCGGTTGCACGGTCCACAGCGCCCTTGTCGGGGGCAATGATACCCGTGTACCCGTTCAGGACGGCTTTCATGTGGGGAAGGGCGAAGAGTTCGCTGGAGTACTGAACCGAGAGGGTTTCGTACGCGGACAGATACTGCGCGGTGACCTCAGAGTGCGGGTCGAAGATGATGATCTGGTCGATCATCATGGAGTTGATGAACTCAGCGTAGATCTCCAGACCGAACGGCAGTCCACGGTCAGCGCGTGCGGCTGGCATGTACGGCATGATTAGGACGGACTTGACCTCGGGGTCTTCACCGGCGAGATAGTCTGCCCACATAGCCAGTTCGAACAGGTCATTGTGGATCGACGTGTGGTCGGGCTGAAAGATGGCGATCTCGACGGGCTGGAGGATTCGGTCGTAGTTGCGCTTGATGTGCTTCTCCCCAGCGGGGAAGGTGAATGCGGACAGGGCGGAATTGATGATCTCGCCGTTGGATTCTTTTGCTTTGAAGGTAATCATGGGTATAGTCTAGTCCTTTTCTTGGAGAGTGTCAAATCAGAGAACCCAGATGGTTCCAAGGAAAATGATGGCGGCTGTGTTTAC